CCTTAAAGTTTCTGCTTGTCACAGCGCAACAGGTTTCCAAGAGGATGCAAAAACAACAATAAATGATTCTGCTATGTCTGTTGGTCATACAACAGTAACATTAACATCAGGAACAGGTTTCGCAGTAGGCGATATCGTTGAGTTTTCAACGAGTTCGGGCGGAACAGATTATGATGGTAGAAAATATAAAATAACAAACGTAGCTACTAACGATATAACTTTTGTTAGAGCTGACACACTACAAGGTGGTTTACATCAAGTACCAGCTAATGGTGCAAACGTAAGAAGATTTTGGGAGTTCTATGAATTTGTTTCAGGTGCTCCAGGAACATCTCCTTACGCTGCTTCAAAAAGCGGAGTAAATGATGAAATGCACGTTGTCGTTATAGACGAAGACGGTAATATCACAGGAAAAACTGGCGAAGTAATTGAAGTTTACGATAGAGTATCAAAAGCTTCAGACGCTAAATCACCACAAGGCGATTCAAACTATGTAAGAGACGTAATTTATAATAAATCAAATTACATTTACTGGATGGATCATCATGCTTCAGGATCAAACCATGGTTCAGCAGCTGCAGGAATAACTTTCACAGCAGTTGATACACCAAAAACTGATTCTTTAATTAACGGTGCAAATGGTTCAGCAGCAACAGCTGGCGAAATCAAAACTGCTTACGAGTTGTTTGAAGACGCAGAAACAGTTGATGTAGGTTTAATCATCGGTGGATCTTGTAACGCTACTCATGTAGACGATCTAATAACACTTGCAGAAAAAAGAAAAGACGCTATCGCATTCGTATCTCCAGAGAGATCAGATGTTGCTGGTATCACTTCTTCAATCACACAAACACAAAACGTATTAGCATTTATGAACGGTATTCGTTCTTCATCTTACGTTATGTTAGATAGTGGTTACAAATACATGTACGACAGATACAATGACGTATATAGATTTGTTCCATTAAACGGTGACATTGCAGGTCTAGCGGCTAGAACAGATTTAATCGCAGATAGCTGGTTTTCTCCAGCAGGATTAAACAGAGGTGTTATCAGAGGTGCTGTTAAGTTAGCATATAACCCAAGTAAATCTCAAAGAGACGAATTGTACAAAGCAAGAATTAACCCAGTGGTTACATTCCCAGGTCAAGGTACAGTATTGTTTGGAGATAAAACTGGTTTATCTGCTCCTAGCGCATTTGATAGAATCAACGTTAGAAGATTGTTTATTGTTTTAGAAAAGGCAATATCAACTGCTTCTAAATTCCAACTTTTTGAGTTCAATGATGAATTTACAAGAGCGAATTTCAGAAACATTGTAGAACCTTTTTTAAGAGAAGTACAAGGTAGACGAGGTATCACAGACTTTTTAGTAGTATGTGATGAAACAAATAACACAGGTGAAGTAATTGATAGAAATGAATTTATTGCTGAGATATTTATTAAACCAGCAAGAAGTATCAACTTTATTACATTACAATTCATCGCAACACGAACCGGCGTTTCTTTTGAAGAAGTCGCAGGCGGTTAATTAGTAGAGGAGAAATAAAAAATGGCAAACATTAATGACTTCAAAGCTAAACTTGCAGGCGGTGGCGCAAGAGCCAATCAGTTTAAGGTTACAATGCCTTTTCCTGGTTACGCACAGGTTGGTGGAGAAATAGAAGACTTAGCATTTTTATGTACAGCTACATCTATACCGGCAATGACAGTTGCAAACGTCAATGTTCCGTTTAGAGGTAGAGCAATTAAAATTGCAGGTGATAGAACAATTCCGTCTTGGTCAATTACGGTACTAAACGATACAAATTTCAAAATCAGAAATGCTTTTGAAAGATGGCAGAATGGTATCAATAACATGACTGATAACGAGGGGTTAACTAATCCAGTTGACTACCAAGTAGACGCTTTTGTTGATCATCTTGACAGAAATGGTAATAACGTTAAATCGTATACTTTGAGAGGACTGTTTCCTACAGAGATCGGTGGTATTGATTTAAGTATGGGCGAAGCAACAGAAATAGAAACTTTTGGTGTGACGTTTGAATATCAGTACTTTGAAACAAATACTACAACGTAATACAAAATTAGGAGGCGGCCTAAAAACCGCCTTCTTAAAACTATTATAAGTAGTAGTAGAACAAACAGGAGATAATATTATGGCAGAGTTTTTTGGATTTAAGATTACACGAGATAAACCTAAATCCGATCCAAAACAAAACTTTAGTACACCACAAGCAGAGGACGGTACACAAGTAGTCGCTGCTGGAGGGTATTTTGCGTCTCACCTTGACATGGAAGGAAACGCAAAGACTGAAGCGGATCTAATAAGAAGATACAGAGAAATTTCAATACATCCAGAATGTGATATGGCGATTGAGGATATTGTCAATGAGGCAATAGTTTCAAACGAAAATAAACAAGCTGTTAGATTAATGACAGATAATGTTCCTTACAGTAGGGATATTAAAAGAAGACTTGAAGAAGAATTTACAGAGATATTAAGATTACTACAATTCAACAGTAGAGGCCACGAGTTGTTTAGACGTTGGTATGTTGATGGTAGAATATACTTTCAAAAGATAATTGATACAGAAACAGGTAAGAAAGGTATTACAGAATTAAAATATCTTGATCCTCGGAAAATCAAAAAAATCAGAGAAGTAAGAAAGAGAAGACCTGACGGAGTTGCTCCATCGGCTACAAATTTAGTAGACGAAACTATGGAATACTTTTTATATAATGAAAGAGGTGTAGGTGGTGCTAGTTTACAAGGTATTAAAATTGCCGTAGATACTATCGCATTTTGTCCATCAGGATTAATAGATCAAAACAAAAATTTAATTTTATCGTTTTTACATAAAGCAATTAAACCAGTTAATCAATTAAGAATGATTGAAGACGCTGCTGTTATATACAGAATAGCAAGAGCACCTGAAAGAAGAATATTCAAAATTGATGTTGGTAATTTGCCTAAAATGAAAGCTGAACAATATTTAAGAGACGTTATGGCAAGATACAGAAACAAACTTGTGTATGACGCAGCTACAGGTGAAATAAGAGACGACAGAAATTACATGTCAATGTTAGAAGACTTTTGGTTACCAAGTAGAGAGGGTGGCAGAGGTACAGATATTTCTACATTACCAGGTGGTCAAAATCTAGGAGAAATTACAGACATAGAATACTTTAGAGCAAAACTTTATAGATCATTGAATGTACCTTCAAGTAGATTAGAAGCTTCAACAGGTTTTAATTTAGGAAGATCAACAGAAATAACAAGAGACGAATTAAAATTTACTAAATTTGTTCAGAAATTAAGAAAGAAATTTATTGAACTGTTTAATGATATTTTAAAAACACAATTAGTATTAAAAGGAATCATTGCTGAAGAAGAATGGCCAATGATTAGAGATAATATTTTTTACGATTTTTTACAAGACGGTCACTTTGCAGAATTAAAGCAGGCTGAAATGTTAAAAGATAGAATACAACTGGCTAACGATGTAAGAGATTATGTTGGTAAATATTTTTCAGTTGAGTATGTTAGAAAAAATATACTAAAACAATCTGATCAAGATATAGAGAAGATTGATAGTCAAATCAAAAAAGAAATTGACGATGGAATTATATCATCACCACAAGATCAGGTTGTTGATAGTGAGGATTCGTTCAATTAATAAATTAATGGGAGAACAATTATGAGTAGTGAAGTAAAAAACTTTATAGATAAATTAGGTGCCGGTAAAAACGCAGAAGCCGGTGACGCTTTTAAAGACGCATTAAGAGCAAAAGTAGGTGACGCATTAGACCAGAAAAGACAAGATGTTGCTGGCAATATGTTTAACGCTCAAGCTTTTAGTGATAAGAAACCTGAAGTAGCAACTCCAGGACAATTCAATCAAGACGGAACAATTACAAATGCTGATGGTACAGCAGGTCAAACCGGTGCAGAAATGTCAGCAGCTACGGCTCCTGAAGTAGCAGAACCATCTGCTGAAACAGCACCAGAAGCACCAGCAGTTGATACGCCGGTTGAAGCACCAGCAGTTGATACACCAGAGGTATAATTAAATGTTAAGAGTAAGCGACATTGTAGAAGAACAAAAACTATTTAACAGTAACGCATTTAAACAATTAACTCCTGTTTTACAAGACGCTGTTAAACAAGTATATAAAACTATAGAAGAAGACGAAAGCATTAACGCAGAAAACTTACCTATAAAATTTGAAGAAGCATTAGACAATGTTGCTACTATTAACACTATAGAAAAAGAACAATTAGAGGGTTATTTTGATGACGAAATAACTGAACAATTAGAGAAATTAGGAGAAGAATAATGGCAGATACAGTTACAACTCAAACTATATCAGATACATCTGGTATAAAATATGTTGTTAAAATGACTAACGTATCAGACGGTACTGGAGAAACTTTAGTAAAAAAAATAGACGCTTCAGCGTTAACTTTTATGACCGAAGATGGTAATAGAAAGTTAAGTAAGATATGGTATTCAGTAAATACTAACAATAATAAATCAGCAGTTGAGTTGTTGTGGGACGGTACTGTAAATTCTACAATTGCTTTTTTATCTGGAAATGGTCATTGGGATTTAAGAACTTCCGGAAATGAAATTGGTAACAATTCTACAACACCTACAGGTGATGTGTTGTTATCTACTAAAAACTTTGCAGCTGGCGATAATTATACGATTTTACTAGAGTTTAGGTAAAAAATCTTATAAATATAAGGAAGTTTTAAACATAGAGGGAATTTATGAAATTAATATCCGAAGAAGTACAAAATGCTGAATACATCACCGAAGAGGTGAACGGCAAAAAGAATTATAAAATTAGAGGTGTCTTCTTACAATCCGAAATAAAGAATAGAAATGGACGTGTCTATGAAAAAGAGATACTTGAAAAGGAAGTAAGTAGATATAACGCAGAATTTATTAATAAAAAAAGAGCATTTGGTGAACTTGGACATCCAGACAGTCCAACAGTAAATCTAGAGAGAGTATCACATATGATTACTACTCTTTATCCAGATGGTACTAATTTTATTGGTGAAGCTAAGATAATGAACACACCTTACGGTAAGATTGTAAAAGGTCTTATTGACGAAGGCGCTCAATTGGGTGTATCATCTAGAGGTATGGGTTCTTTATCACAAAGAGGTGGTGTTAATTATGTAGGTAGAGATTTTTATTTAGCTACAGCTGCCGATATTGTTGCAGATCCTAGCGCTCCAGACGCTTTCGTAGAAGGCATAATGGAGAGTAAAAACTGGGTATGGGACAATGGCGTTCTTGTTGAAAAGGACATTAGTGCCTGGAAAACAAGTATTGAAAGGGCTAAAAGCGTTGCCTTAGCAGAAGCTAAAGCAGAGGTTTTTAAGGACTTTCTTAAAAAACTCTAGTTTTATAAATATAACACGAGAATTTATAACTAGTTAAAGAAAAAATAAATAATAAGGAGATATCTCAATGTCAGAAAACTTAAAGAACATTGAAGCAACAACAGATCAAAATACGGCAGTAGCTGAAAATGCTAACCCGAATGCTGATCTACCGAAAAAGAACGCTGTAGCGTCTGAACCAACTCACTTATCAAATAGTGCTGAGGATTTAGGTGCAGCTGTAGTTAAACCTACAGATAGCAATCCGGATGCTTCAAAATCAACTAAAGAAGTTTCTGGTCAGGCTCCTCAAAAATCTGAAGGTGCTCCTGAGGCAATGCCAAAATTAGCAGGACACAATACGAAATTAGAGTCTACAGAAACAAAAGCTGACGATAAAGAAACAGTTAAAGAAGGCGAAATGCCAGCTGGTCTGAAAAAATACCTTGACAAGAAAAATGACAAGGAAGCTGATACTAAAAAAGAGGGTTCTTACGGATCTAAAAAAGAAGAAGTTGAAGCGAAAAAAGAAGACGAGAAGGCAGAAAACAAAGAGAAAGACATAGACGTAAAAGAACATGTTGACGCTCTTGTTGCTGGAAATGCTGACTTATCGGAAGAATTTAAAGACAAAGCCGCAACTATTTTTGAAACAGCAATTAAATCTAAAGTAAAAGAAATCGCTGAAGAAATGGAAACGGATTACAATAAAAGATTCGAGGAAGAAACCTCTACAGCAAAAGCTGAGTTAGTGGAAAAAGTTGATTCTTACCTATCATACGTGGTAGAAGAATGGATGAAAGAAAACGAACTTGCTTTAGAAAGAGGAATCAAAGGCGAAATCGCTGAGGACTTTATCAGTGGTCTAAAAAAATTATTTGAAGACCATTACATAAATGTTCCAGACGAAAAATATAATGTACTTGAAGATCAAGCTTCAAAAATTGAAACGTTAGAAAAGAAACTTAACGAGTCAATAGAGAAGAATGTTGAATTAAGTAAGTTAGGTAATAAGTACAAAGCAGCTGAAATTTTAGATGAAGCTTCTAAAGACTTAACTGAAACTGCAAAAGAAAAATTCAACAAACTTGCTGAAGAAGTAGATTATTCAACAGAAGCAGATTACAGAGAAAAAGTTAAGACAATTAAAGAGTCTTACTTTAAATCCAAAGACGTTTCTGGTGACGGTATAGATGAAGTAGCGGCTGGCGAAGGAACTCCTAGTGAGGACCTAAGCAATGCGATGGCTGCTTATAGTGCCGCTATAAGTCAAACAAAAGACATTAAATTGTCTAACAAATAAAAATAATAGGGAGATAAAAAACATGTATTTATCAGAACAATACGAAAAAAAATGGCAGCCAGTTTTAGAGCATCCTGATTTACCAAAAATCGGTGATTCTTACAAACGTGCCGTTACTGCTACGATCTTGGAAAACCAAGAAAGAGCTATGAAGGAAGACAGCGCATTTATGACTGAAGCTGCTCCTACAAACAACACTGGTGGAACTTCAAATTGGGATCCAATTTTAATTTCATTAGTAAGAAGAGCAATGCCAAACCTTATCGCTTACGATATTGCTGGTGTTCAACCAATGACTGGTCCAACTGGACTTATTTTCGCAATGAGATCAAGATATACTTCAGCAACTGGAGCAGAAGCTCTATTTGACGAAGCTGATACTGATTACTCATCTAGAAATGCTGCTGGTGATTCAGGCGCAGGCGACGGAGTAACTGAGCACAGAGGAACTAATCCATCTGTACTTAACGACTCACCTGCTGGCGAATACACTAGAGGTCAAGGTATGACAACTGCTGAAGCTGAGGCTTTAGGCGACGCTTCATCAAACGCATTTGCTGAAATGGCTTTCTCAATTGAGAAAACTACAGTGACTGCAAGAAGCAGAGCTCTTAAAGCAGAATACACTATGGAACTTGCTCAAGATTTAAAAGCAATCCACGGTTTAGACGCTGAAACTGAATTAGCAAACATTCTATCTGCTGAAATCCTTGCGGAAATCAACAGAGAAGTTGTTAGATCAGTTTACATCAATTCAGAAAAAGGCGCTGCTACAAACACAACTACTGCTGGTGTATTTGATTTAGATACAGACTCTAACGGTAGATGGTCAGTTGAGAGATTTAAAGGTCTTATGTTCCAATTGGAAAGAGACGCAAACAGAATCGCTCAAAGAACAAGAAGAGGTAAAGGGAACATGATTATTTGTTCTGCTGATGTCGCTTCTGCTCTACAAATGGCTGGTGTTTTAGATTACACGCCTGCTTTAAACAACAATCTAAACGTTGATGACACTGGTTCAACATTCGCTGGTGTATTAAACGGTAGATTCAAAGTATACATTGATCCATATAGTGCAAACTCAAGCGCTAGCCAATACTACGTTGTTGGTTACAAAGGTACTTCACCTTATGACGCTGGTATGTTCTATTGTCCATATGTTCCACTACAAATGGTGAGAGCAGTTGGACAAGATACTTTCCAACCAAAAATTGGTTTCAAAACTAGATACGGTTTAGTTGCGAACCCATTTGCGGAAACTGGTGCTGTTTCAGGTGCTGTTTCTGGAGTTACTGACTCTGGTACACCTAACTCAAACAGATACTACCAAAAAGTTAAAGTATCAAACATCATGTAATACGTTGTTTAGACGTTTTATTAAAAAAGGGGGCTTCGGTCCCCTTTTTTTTTGGTCCTAA